ATTGGGCAGATGAGATTGGCGGCATGGTCAAGGTGACCATAGAGGGGGTGGAATGAACTGGATTATTTCTTTGGTCGTCGTTTACTTTTTGTTCTCAGGCGAACCAGCGTTGATTGATGTGATGCACGACAGCGTCATTCAGTATTTGGCAGAAAAAGATAAGGTGCGCAAATGAAAACGGAACCAGACTTGATTGACATCATCGCAATGTTTGCGCTGGTGGGACTGATGCAAAAGCCGTCGAAGGCTTTAAAGTCAAAGATTGATATTGCTTACGAAGCCTATGAGCAGGCGCAAGCGATGATGGATGTGCGAGGGGACTTCATGGATAAAAGGAGCGATTGATGGACACGGTTCTAAATATTTTTGGGTTGTTTTTTTTAGTGTCAGGCATTGCGGCTTGGGCTAGTGCCGTGATGATTTATGTTTTTTATCGGATGTGTTCGCGTCCACCAACGGAGGAAGAAAATGTTTAATTCATTTGGAGAGTTTTTTTGGGCATTCATGTCGCTGTCTGGATTCATGTTCTGGATAGGCGTCGTGATTTTTGTTGGTATGGTAATCAAGCGCAATCGCGCAAAAAGGAAAATGTACTATGAGCAATGAAGACAGAGACCCGCATAAGGCGGTGGACTACATCTTGAAGCACGCCGCGCTCTTTGCTAAGGCTAAGGCAGAGCGGACGTACATAGAGCATTTTCGCAAGAGCCTGAAGGGCATCCTGATGAAGCGCTCAATGGAGACCGCAATTGGTGCGCAAGAGAGAGAGGCTTATGCACACCCTGAGATGGTTGAGTTGCTGATGGGCCTAAAGGCCGCAGTCGAGATTGAAGAGAAGTTGAAATGGGACATAACAGCCGCAGAGTTGCGTGTCGAAATTTGGCGAACAGAACAAGCCAACAACAGAGCAGAAGGAAAGGCAACGCTATGAAAAAGATTTTTATTGCAGTGTGCGCGTTCAGCGCATTGGTTGGGTGTTCATCCAACAAGGAGCCGCACGTCACGGTGCAGAATCTCATCATGGACAGGAACATCCAGCCCCTCAGTCGTGGTGAGCAGATTGACGCTATCAAGGATTGTGTAGAGGCTGGCCTGCGCCCTCGCGTGATATACGGCAAGAGGCAGGTCAATGGCTACTCTGCGGAGACGGTGATTGACGTCCTCTGCTCTAATCGATATGCGTTTTAACAGCTTCCAATGGGGGGTCATCCACGGTCTAAGCTGGGTAGTCTGCTTGGCTGATGGATGGATTCTCCACAACCATGTTTTGTTCGGGACTGGTTTATTCTTTATGGTTTATTCAATGTGGAGGATGATTGTGACGGCTACACCAGAAGACGAAGAGTTCGAGCGCATAGAGCGAGAGCAGACAATGGGCTGGCGCAAGCGCCAGATTGTTTCGTTGAAAACCAACGTCGAGTCTTTTGATGAGTGGGAACACAGCCACCGCCCTGAACAGTACAACGTGGAGCGCCGCGCATACCTTGCGGGGTTTGAGGCAGGCTCACGCAATGAGCGACTCAAAAAGGAAATGAATGATTGAAAAGAAGTTGACGTGTCAGGTGTGTCGCTTGCGACCCGCCGAGGTTAAGGGTAAAAACAGTAAGGGCGCACCGCAATGGCGATGCCAGACGTGCCACGATTTAAAGAACAGAGCGGGTTTTACAAAGGGTAAGCAATGACCGACAAACCGAAAATCATATTTGCTGAAGGGTGTTCTGACGGCTTTGAGGGTACGGAAGAGGAGTTGGCGGCGATGCTGGCTGACATCCACCAAATGGCTGAAAACGGAACCTTGTTTCAAAATGCCACGCCCGTTGACGAGTCAGACGAAGAGTTCATCAAGTTCATGCAATCCAAGGTACAGCCCCGCCAATGACAACACTCAAAGAAAAGAAGCACATGAGCGCCGTGGCTGAATTAGGGTGCGCTGTATGCAGGCGGATGGGGCATGAGGGTACGCCAGCAGAACTGCATCACAAAAGGGCTGGAACAGGGGCTGGAAGGCGTTCTAGCCACTTCGATGTCATACCGCTCTGTCCTGAGCATCATCGCGGCTCTACGGGCCTGCATGGCCTTGGGACGAAGGGGTTCCCTAAGCACTGGGGGTTTGACGAGGATGACCTCCTCAAAGACACTCGCGACCTGCTTGGAATTACGGTTTGCGCGTAAAGCGGTTGTTTATTTACAACGTATTAGGGTTTTCCTTAGAAATATTTTTTAAAAGGTATTGTGTTGGCGTTTAATTTGGGCTTAAACTAGAGGCACTGACAAAGCAATGGTGCTGAGTCAGGCAACTAAACGAAAGCGAACTATGAACCTCAATGACCTCCCCCTCACAAGCGTAGACACACTCGGCAACCTGTTGGCTCAAATCAAAGAGTTGACTGACAAGGCTGACGCAATCAAAGACGCCATCAAAGAATCAGCATCTGCTGGTGGCGCAAAAGTAGTCGAGGGCAACCTCTTCAAAGCTACATACATCGAATCCAACCGTAGCGTGTTCGACAAAGACGCATTCATCAAAGAGTTTGGCGCAGAGGCATACGCCAAGTTCACCAAAGTCTCCGCTGTGTTCAGCGTCAAGGTCACCAGCCGTTAAACCCACGGGGCTTCGGCCCCTATCAGGAGAACACCATGACACAGCAAGAATTTAATCGTTTGGTCGCACTGGACATCCAGCGTTTGGTCGCCAAAGCACAAGCAGAGTACGAGGCCAAAACCACTCCGTTAAACCAAAACGAAACCAAATAGAAAGCGAATCGGATATGAAACACGCACAAGCAGATTACATCAACGCAGGCTTCAAGTACGAGAAGGCAACCAGCGCCGACAGGGCGCGTGCTGTAGCAGAGAGTATCCGCAAGATGCTTCAGGAAGAACACATCACAGACCAAGTGGATGCTCGTTACTTTGTTGAGCGCGGACGCCAAGAAGCCCGTCAGGAGGTTACAGCATGACCAAAAAAACAAGAAAAGTAAAAATGGATGTTCCTGAAGATTCTGTCGTTATTGTTTTTAACCATGATGAACTGTTTATGGTCAAAAAAATAGTTGAATACTTTACTTGGCAAGACGATGACGTTTGGGCGGCTGTTGGCATCAAAGGTAAAAAGTTGGAAAAAGTTTTGACCAATAAGTTGATTGAAATGGAAAACATCTTGTTGCAAAACTACGATGGCGACTATGTTTTTAGTCAAATGCAAGAGGGCAATATTTGTTTCCCATATCAACAAATCGAGAACAATTTATGAACACAGACCACGTCATTACCAACAGCCTGAACGGAAAGTTCAAGTGCGAATTCTGCGGCGTGGAGGAGGAGCCTCCCTTCATGCCCGCTCCTATTGACGTCATCATCGACGCGATGGATTTTTTTATTGAGACGCATAAAAAGTGCAAGCGACCACCAGCGGAGGCAGTTATGTCAGAGTACATCAAGGGATTTGACGCAGGCTACGACTACGTCCTCAATGAGGTCAAGCAGTACATCTGGAAGTACCCAGACGACACGTTTGCTTTGGAGGAGTTGTTGGCCCACCTCAAGATGGAAGGCAAGCCTGAATGACAGACCTGTTTGGTTATGAGGAGTTTGACTGGCGAAAGGAGTGGCAGGGTATGCCTGAGTTCTTTCAGGAAGACCTCACGCCTTTTCGCGTCCTCAACATTCGCTTTAGAAATGAAGAGGATGTGCAGGAGTTTGCGAAGTTGATGGAGCAGGTCATCACGCCAAAGCAGAAGGCGTTGTGGTTTCCCTTCGCTGAGTTCCGCAGGGCGTCGCATTTGAGGTACGTCGATGAATCCTAAGTACCCCATCTACATTGTGTCTAAAGGACGTTGGAAGACGCGCCTGACAAGCAAGGCGTTAGACCGCATCAACGTCCCGTACTACATCGTGGTCGAGGCCCACGAGTGGGGCGAGTATGCCAGCGTGATTGACCCAGCAAAGGTGCTGGTGTTGCCGCCTGAGTTTCTGCGGGATTACGACACTTGCGATGATGTGGGGGATGCCCGTGGAAAAGGCCCCGGGGCCGCACGGAATTTCTGTTGGGTTCACAGCAGTTTGATGCACGAGTCCGAGCGCCATTGGGTCATGGATGACAACATTGCTTCGTTCAACAGGCTCAACCGCAACCTCATGGTCAAGGTCACTTCTGGCACGATATTCAGGGCCGCAGAGGACTTCGTTGACCGTTACGAGAACGTCGCCATCGCTGGGTTCAACTACGACTTCTTTGCCAAGGCCAAGGAGCCTCTGCCTGCCTTCGTAATGAACACCCGCATCTACTCCTGCCTGCTCATCAAGAACGACCTGCCAATGCGCTGGAGGGGGCGTTACAACGAGGACACTGACCTGTCCCTGCGGGCGCTCAAGGCTGGCCTATGCACCGTGCAGTTCAACGCATTCCTGCAAGAGAAGGCCACCACCCAAACAATGACTGGTGGCAACACTGACGAGTTCTACGCCAAAGAGGGAACCCTGCCCAAGTCGCAGATGCTAGAGCGCCTGCACCCTGACGTGGCTGAGGTGGTCTGGCGGTTCGGTCGCTGGCATCACCACGTTGACTACACCGTGTTCAAGCACAACGCCTTAGTGCGCAAGGCTGGCGTGGTCATACCAGAGGGCATCAACAACTACGGCATGACCCTGAAAGACACTAGGGAAAGTCCCTAGATTTATTTTTAAAAAGTTGTTGACATCGTTTAAGTTGGTGTTATACTAACCTCACTGACACAGCAATACCGCATAGTCAGTTACAGCGAAAGAAAAGCGAAATGAAAAAAGCAATCAAACTTAAAGACATCCACGCAGGTCAACTCGTGGTTACCAGCGACAGCCCAGAAGCCCAAGTGCGCACGGTTGAAAGCGTTGAGGGTTTCATGGTTACCTTGACTTGGTACGAAGGCACAAACCAGTGCATTCAGGGCGTGGATTACTCTTTGCTGGGTGTCCCGACAATCGCTCAAATTGAGTACAGCATCAGCAACTATGGTCGTCTTGCTAACATGGAAGACGTCAAGGATGTAACCCTCTTAATCGGCTAAACCAAAGGGGGCGAAAGCCCCCGCTAAAAGCGAATTGAAATCGAAAGGAAATAACATGAGTCAAGTTTACAAACTGGAAGAGCATTTGATGATGCTTTTGGTTGAAGACAAGTTGTGTTTTGCAGAGGGTGATTGGGAGCGCTTAGACAGAATCCGCTTGGCTATTGACGACACCCGTGACCAGATTGCCAAAGCGAAGGGGAACTGAGATGTCATTCATTGCAGAGATTGAAACACGCGTTGCAGGCATCCCCTGCATCATTGGCGTAGAAGAGTACCAAGAGGGCAGTTACAACAAGTGGTGCGATTCTGACATGGACTACTACGGCTACACCGAGTGGGTGGTGTGTGACCGCCGTGGACGCCCAGCCCCGTGGCTGGAGCGCAAGCTGACTGGCAAGGATTCCAGCCGCATTGAGTCCGAGATTGCAGAGCATTTTGCAGACTAGGGAAAGTACCTACAATTATTTTTAAAATAGTTGTTGCTTGGTTTAATTTGGGGTTATACTAGCATCACTGCAATACGCAGGTAACAATGAAAGAAAAGCGAAATGAACATCGGAACACAAACAAACAGCGTCGTAAACCACTTGTACAGCCGCATGACGGTTGGCGCACCAGCACCTGAAGTTGGCATGGGCGCAACCAAGTTGTCATGGACTGACCGCCACGCCGCGACAGTGACCAAGGTTACCCAGTTGACCAGCAAGGTCTGGGCATACGAGATTTTCGTTATTGAAGACAAGCCAACGGTTGTCTCTGGTAGCGTGCATGACGGTAGCGCCGTCTACACCTTCGAGCCAAACCCTTCTGGGTACGCCGATATGTATCGCATGGAGCGCAAGACAGGCAAATGGGTTCGCGGTTACATCAACCAAGAGACAGGCAGATTCAAGCAACGCCGTAGTGGTGGTTTGATTATCGGTATGCGTGACCATCACTTTGACCCACACTTCTAAACCACGGGGGCGCAAGCCCCCAACCGAATCACAACCGAATAGAAAGCGAATCGATATGACGCACTTTGACACCATGAACACCATCGTCAGCAAGTTCTTTGATAACCTGCCCAAGTCCTACGTCGTGTACTGCGACTACATTGCTCACACCATCGTGAACAACCTGAAGGCCAATGACGCCGAGAAGTTGCTGTCCAGCGTGAGCCGCCCTAAGTACGACCTGACTGAGACTGGTGGCTTTGCCAGTACCAAGAAGACTATCGACGTGGAAGACCGTAACGGTCGCAAGTACCGCGTGACTGTGGAGGAGGTCAAGTGACGCCAGAGCAAATTAAAAAGTTGCGTGGCTCTCTTGGTTTAAACCAATTTGAGTTCTCAGAAGCCATAGGGGTTGGTCGAGGAACCGTTACTTCTTGGGAAAGGGGACACAAGCATCCTCAGCCAAAAAACATAGAAAAAATGCTGGCGTTGAGTGCCACACCAAAAAAGTGGGTTGAATTGACTACTGAAGAAATTGAACAAATTGGCGAAATATTTCAAGAAAAGAATAGAAGCATTCAGGCTTGGGGTTTGTTTGCTTTAGCCATAGAACACAAAATAAGGAGTAAAAATATATGAAAGAAGAGTCATTGCTTGAGAAGGTGGTGATTGGTATAATGTTCATTGCTTTCCTTGTGTTCTGGATGTGGGTTCCTGACTTCACATTGGATGAAGAGGATTGCATGAAACAAGAGTCCAGCGCATACGTCAAGAGACTATGTAGCGAATCCAAAGCGAAGTAGAACCGAGTCGGTTTCTGCGTATACAGTGACCCGCGAATAAGTATCCAATGTCCGTGGATAAGTATCCAATGGCGAAATGAAAGCGAATCGAATACACTTACGTCATTCATTCACATAGGGATTACGGGTTATGCCAGAAACCAAACCAAAGATGCGCAAGACCACACGGGCTGAGAAGATAGTTAAGCCTGCTGTGTACGAGACGCCCGTCAAGGGGGGTAAGAAGCCCACCAAGACGCCGAAGGCTACTACGCAAGCCCAAGGTGGCCCCACGCCCAAAAAGAACCCTGTAGGCGCTCCCACCACATACAACACTCACATGGCTTCTATCATCTGCATACGCATAGCAGAGGGAGAGAGTCTAAGAGAGATTGTCAAGACAGCAGGGATGCCAGACAGGACTGTGATTTACGATTGGTTGCTCCGCCACCCTGAATTCGCCAACCAGTACGCACGCGCACGGGAGGAGCAGGCTGACACGCTGGCTGATGAAATCATCGCCATTGCTGACGAGCAACCTGAAATCATCGCGGTGACCGACAAGAAGACTGGCGCATTGATTGAACACAAGCTGGACGGCGCTTTCCTCCAGTGGCAGAAGAACCGCATTGAGGCCCGCAAGTGGACGGCGATGAAACTCAAGCCCAAGAAGTACGGCGACCGTGTGGCGCTGGAAGGGGTGGAGGGTGGAGCCGCCATCAAGACCGAGGACACCAACGCCAACAAGTTCCTTGAAGTCATCCGCAACATGGAGATGACTAAGCGTGCTGGCTGAGTTGATGTCAGACCCAGCGGTGCAGGCGGAGTTCAACGCCCGCCCTGAGCATGACCGCATTGCCTATATCGCCCACGCCAAGTGGGTGGCAGGCGCTCACCGCTACCAGATACCACCACCCCTTGAGGTGGACTACACCGTCTGGATGATGCTGGCAGGGCGAGGCGCAGGCAAGACCCGCTCCGCCGCTGAGGCGCTCTGGTGGTGGGCATGGACAAACCCGAACAGCCGTTGCCTTGTACTCGCGCCCACGTCCAATGACATCAAGCACACTTGCTTTGAGGGCCAGTCTGGCCTCTTGGCCTGCATACCTGACGAACTGGTGGTGGACTACAACAAGCAAGACCACCAAATCAAGCTGTCCAACGGGTCAATCATCCGTGGCATCAGCGCTGACTCATACGAGCGCCTGCGTGGCCCTCAGTTCCACTTCGCGTGGTGTGACGAGTTAGCCGCCTTCCAATACCTTGGGGCTGGCGAAGCGTGGGACATGATGATGATGGGCCTGCGTCTGGGTGACAAGCCCCGCGTCATTGTGACAACGACACCGCGCCCAAAAGACTTGATACTCGACCTC